GTTGAGGACATCCATAAACAGGCTGTCACTCCCGGCCAAAGTGCAGTAGATGTACACCTTAAACGGTGTTCCATGCACAGGGCAAGTCCTGCGCACCTCAACTGTCTTTTCTCCGTCAAGAATTTTCTTGCACCAGTTTGGACGGACACTCAGCAGAACAGCTTTACTCACTGCGTACCTCCCCGTTGTCTAGGCATTCTTTGAGCTGGTCGAGCTTTTCGAGCACGATCTGCTGTACTTCTTCCGGCTTGCCGATGATTTCCATAAGCTGAGCCAGCATGACGTAGACGTCCGCGATTTCTTCCCTGACGCTCTCATGGGCAACCTTGATCTTTGCACCGTCGCGGTAGTTGAAGGTCACGGCCCGCTGAAGCTTGCAGATTGCCTTTGTGAGTTCCGACATTTTCTCGATTGTCATCTGGAGTTGCGGGGTGGTGCCGTACCGATTGATTGCCCGCCGGATGGTGCTCAGGCCATAATCAGGAATGGCCGGGATGCCCGCATCCTCGTACCATTTGAGCTTTTCCCGCAGGGTTGCATAAGCCCACAAAATCGTGTAATGCTCTGCAATCAGGCCATCGATGCTCTGCTTTGGGTCATCGAAGAGGTGATCGGTCAGGCTTTCGGAGAGTTCCATATCGTTGCAGTTCAAATCGATGCTGCTGCCATGGCCCTTGACGAGCTGCCGCGCGTACTCGGTCAGCGCTATTTCAGGTTGCCGCAGCCATACCCAGCCGTCCTCGCTGACGTCAGTAAAGTTGAGGGCAGTCTGAAAATTGTTCACCGGGTTGTCGGTCGTCAGCCTCGGAACACTCTTAATCTTTTGCTTATCCATTTGCTCACCCTTCTTTTTGAATAATCGTCATATCGTAGCCACTCTCCACAAACTTCACGCAAAGGTCGTGATTGATTCCATTTCCGAGATATGTATAGATGTCCGTCATTTCCTCCAACGTAAAATTCGTACCCAGCAGCTTGTTGATGCCCTCAAAGTGGAGTTTTCTTTCCTTGGGCGAGACTGCTTTAATTGCAGTCCGCGTAAGCCACTCCAAAATTTTTGCTTTCAGCTGGGTTTCGTTGGTCACATCTTTCAGGCTGAAGCCAGAATCAGTTCTCAGGCTGAAAACAAGTTCGTTTTGCATATTCACGAACGACTGCGGAAACGCCGCCTGAATTTTCCTCGACCACATGGTATCGAAAATGTTGAATTTTTCTACACCGGCTACGGCTTCCGGTTCTTCTTTGGCAAGATAATCAATCGTGTTTTCGACATCTGCCAGCGTGTGAATATGTCCCAGTGAACTTTCCATGCTCAGCACAGCTTTCAGCTGGTCAGCGTTAAGCGTTCTCATTTTTTCACTACCTCCTTCGGCGGCAAAGGCATCCACCCAACCACAGGAGAATCAACACGGTTGTTGTAAACATCCTCCGGGTTGAAATAACGATATTCCCACCAGCCTTTGGGGATGAGATAATCGTCATGCTCTTCATCATAGGTGCCCCACTCGAAAATCTCTTCCCAGTAGAACTTGCTTTTTTCGGACAAAACAGTGCCATCTTCGTAGTGAGCCGTCGTAATCCCATATCCACCGCAGGCGGTTTCAAACAGAATCAGCACATCCTCTTCGACTTTCGGGGGATTTGCTTCGGGATTTCGCCATTCCGGCCACAGGCTTACCGTGGACGCAGCCGCCACTGTTTTCTGAGCGTCTTTATAAGCCGCGCTGGCCGCAGCACTGTGTCCCTGCATCAAGCATTCCTTGCGGAAGAACCTCGCCATCAGGTCATTAGCATCAATCGGCCTTTTCTCGGTCATCGTTGCCGCCCTCCCTTACCTGTTTCATCAGCTCTGCAGCATTGATAACAACGCCATCGGTTCTCTCATACACTGTGCGAGCCAGTTCTTTGCCTTTATCGTCAATAGTGCTCTCAAAGGCATTGGCGGTAACTCGTAGGGCTGCAATTACAAAGGGAAGATCAATGTAGCAGTAGTCCTGGGAAACTTTGCTAATTTTACCAACAATATCGGTGAGCGCTTCACCAATGACGTTGAACGCTTCATCCGTCTTTCCTGCCAGCAATGCAGTTGAAACCCGAACCGCATAGGGGATTTTCTTCTTATCCATCGTTTTCCTCCTCATAAATGCCGAGCGTCATATCCAGTTCATACGGCGTATCTCCTGCGGCATCCCTATCCGGCTCAAGTTCTACGTTTAACGTCTTGTCCTTTACCGAGATGGTGAGTGCGCCGTTATTGAGTTTCACAGTGAAACTATCGCCATCGTTCAGTTTTTTGCCATCAGCCGCGTACAGCTCAAACGCAGCCTTGACCACGTCATTTACGCTGTCCATCAGACCTCTTTCACCCATTAGAAATCACCTTCATCTTCACCACATTGAATTTTTCATACTCCGGGTAGCAAGCTCTGGCCATCGCCTTAGCTCGTACAGCAGCACGCCTAATGCCCTTTTCATCGACAACAACGCACGGCAGGAGCGCAGAGCCACGTTTCCCGGATGCTGCGATAAGCATCTCATACTTTGCCATCGTCTCGTCCTTTCTCCGATTTCGGCGGGTTTGCTTCGCTCTGGCGGTCTATATCACCATCCACGCAGCACGCCGCATAAATCAGAAGTGCAGCCATCACCGCCAGAACCACCAGCACAATCCAAAGCCACATTTTGCATCACCCTCCCAGAAGATTTTTCATCATATACCCGGCCATAGCCTGTGCATATGCCTGTTTAGGAACGTCCGCCGCACCATTCTCTTCCAGCAGCTCTTTGATGCTGTGTTCGCGTCCTGCGCCGTCAATGGCCCGAACTCTGGTACTGCCGCGATTGACCGTCACCGTTTTCTTATCGCGCGGGTGGATGCCGAACGGAAGCTGGAAACCTTTCTCAAACACCCAGAGGTGATAGCAGTCGCAGACGTCCACCAGCCGGTCCTGCGTTGGGAACACTTCGACGGCAACTCGCTTCTCGCCGAACAGGTCGTTCTTAATTTCCATCTTGACGGCCCACGGGATATCCCCGCTGCCGTCACTCCGGCCAACGCCCTCTGCCGCCGTAATCGTGACGTGTTCGACCTTGCCCCATTCCGTGCGGAGCAAACGAGACATCACGCTGTACTTCTGGTCTTCGCTGATCCATGCCCGATCCATCTCCCTCATCCAGCCGTGATAAGGTACTCCCAGCTCTTCAGCTGCCTGTTTCGGGGTAATCGTCTCAATCCACTTCATGTTACTACTCCTTTCCAGTGCTCATGCCCATCAGCTCCGGCGTATCAACTACATTTCCAACCACCTTTGCGGTCAGAACCAGGCTTGCAAGACCATGCTCGACAAACTCCTTTCGGTTCTCCGAAAATTCCGCGTAGAAACCAATATGGCCTACGCCGTAGTCGATGTATTCGCCGTATCTTACGGCAAAAATCACATTTTTTCCGCATCGATCGTCTTCCAAAATGTCCCCCTCAAAAACAGGTACCCCGTTTCCGTCCGTCAGAGTTGTGTTCATACCGATCGTAAAAGGCTTGACCAGATGGGCGTATGCCGGCTCTTGCTCGGAGTTGATGTACCAGCCCTCGCCCGGGCGGCTGTTTTTCACACCTGGGGAGCGAATCAGGAATCCTTCATGCCAAACGCCATCTGCAGACTGCCCGCGAAAAGTTCTATCCTGCATCATGCTTCACCCCTTACCTTAACGGGAAGCACCAGCGCTTCATACTGCGGTTCAATCAGCTTTACAGGGGACAGCGGCCCAACTACCCATGCGCTGACTTCGTCCTCTTCCATCGACTTCAAAGCCTCGCTCAGAAATTCAAGGTTGAAGCCGATTCGCAAGGGGTCTTCCAACTTTCCGCTAAAGGAAAACTCCTCATTCATTTGCGCGATCGTGCTGCGCATTGATGCTCTGCCGGTGCCGCCGGGCTCCAGGTCCATTACCAGAACGCTCTTTTCTTTTGCGTCTGCAGACCGGGCCAGCTTGACGCGACCCAGAACGCCCAGCAGTTCTTTTCTGTCAAGCGCAATTCGGGTTCCTTCATTTCTCTGGGCCACAACCTTACCATAGTCCAGAAACGGCTCCGCAATCAGGCGGGACTTCACCTCAAAGTTGTTGTCACTGAAAACGGCCTTTTTGCGATCGCGAATAATCTCCACGTTACCATCCATGGATATCGTATCAACTGCTTTTGCAGTTGCGGCGGGGAGCGTAAAGCGAAAATCGCCATCAGCTGTGCAGTTGATTCTTGCAATTGCCATCCGATAACCATCCAGTGCACAGATTTCCAGAACATCCTCGCCTTTGCGCGAGAAGCACAATCCGCGGTGAGCAGGGTGTTTTTCATCCTTTGCTACCGCATAGATAACTTTGGAAATAGCCCAGCTTAAATCGCTGGCTCCTACAACGCATCGTCTTGCGTCATTACCGGGACCTGAAAGTTCCGGGTAATTCTCTGCCGGCGTAGTGTTCAGACGTGCCCTCGCTGTGCCGGACTTCACAGTAAGGATGCCTTTCTCTGACTCGATGCTGATTTCCGGTGCCACCGTGTCGCTGATGAAATCGACTCCGCGAGGCGGAACCACCACATCCTGCTCAACCGGTTTAGACAACCCGGCACGGACACTCAGTTCCAAATTGGTGGCGTATGCGTTGGAGCCGCTCAACAAGATTCCCGCATCATTGGTGCCCACCGCCCGAACCTCCGGCACCGCCGTGCGCAACTTGGAAAACAGCGCTCCAAGTTCACTTCGCTCAAACTTCATCTTCCTTTTCTCCTTTCTCAAAGTGCTTCATGCTGAATTTCACATAGCATTCAGGGCACATATAAGCCACCCGCTCCGGGTTATCACCACGCTTTCTGCGCAGGAGCAGGGCGTACATTTCCTTCATAGGCCGGTACTTGCCGCAAACGGTGCAATGTTCCCACAGCCGCTTTTTCTGTTCCATTGTTGGGATTTTCTGCAAAAATGCCGCAGGCTTTTCCCGGCGCATATTCTCAGCGCCCACTATGCTTTCCATGCTGCTCCGCATAAACACCGGCGTACCAGCTGCATCTGCCGATGTCAGAATGTCCTGTATCCATCCAGCCTTTGGAATAACCTTTTCGGCATTTTGGCCTGTTTCCGCTCCAATAACTGCCCATTTCAGCTTTCGGAACGCTTTTGTTGCATCGCCTTCAAACGGTCCGAGAAGCGGCTCTATGGCTACGAACGTATTATACTCTTCGTTTGCCCACACGCTGTCTGACAGAATCGTTGCGGTAGAGCCGTACCAGAAATTGTTTTTCTGTGGAAGTACCCCATGGTTCGCAAGGTTCTGATATCTCACCGGGTACTGCGTCAAGAAAATGTACTGGTGCTGGGGTGCCATTTCGGCCGCAGCGAATACCTGAAGAATCCAATCTTCCGGCACCCACGGACCAAACAGGTCACCGTCCGTGCATACCATGATGGTTGAGCCCACCTTGACCTTTTGTGGCCAATCCATGCGATACTTATGTATCGTGGGCATAAATCCGGTTGGGTTGTTCAGAAAGCGGTTATTCGTGGTTTCCCATGGAGCGTCCAGCGCAAAGAGGTTCGCTCCGACCTGCTGAACCTTCGGACGTTCTGCAAGATTTCGTCTCCAATCGCTGGCAAAGCGTAAAGCGCTCTTTTTTGCGTAGCAATATCGGCAGTCTTTCAGACATCCTGTTACAGGATTCCATGCGTAATCCGCCAATTCGTTTTTTGTTCTGTTCACCGATAGATCCTCCCCGACTGACTGTCGATCAGGACAATGCGCTCTGCAATCTCAAACCCTGCGGCATCTGCCACATACCGCAGAACGTGAATAAGATCATGCACCCGTTTCTCGTCCTTCTGGATGTTATTTTCAGCACGCGCCCGGGTGGGGTCCGGCGCACCGCTGGGGTTGTGTCCTTTGCGGGTATCAGGCATTGCTATCCCCCTTGTCCAGAATCATATAGTACTCGTACTGGGTGCCCGGGTTGGCGTTTGGACGGCGGCGCACGATGTCAACCCGATACCCCGCTTTCAGGAGCAACCGTCCCAACTCTAAGCGTTCATCTTCCGAGAGTCCTTTTGCCTTAGACGGCGCAAGGGAAAGTTCGATTTTAGCCAACACGCTTTTCTACCTCCATCAGGTCGTGCATCAGCTCGTCAACCAGCAGCTTACCGGCATTCGCGCCTGTGCGAATAATGTTTCCGTTTTCCTTTAACTCTGCAAACTCCTGTGCACGGATTTCTTTGGACTGCTTTGCAAAAGAGATTTCCGATGCTGTCATTCGGCCTTGCACCACTTGCTGCCATTCCTCGATGAACGGCTTGGCATCTTCCAGATCTGCATACTGGTCGTTGCTATAACTGCGTTTCTGCCGAACTGTACCGCCCGGCTCCACCTCCAAGGTGTACCACGGCGTATTGGGGTCAGACTTCTTTCGCAGGAAGAAAATGTAGCTTTCCCGAACAGAAATGCGCTCAAAGTATCTGGTTCCGCGCTGGATGCAGTGGTCAAGGAACTTACTCTCCTGCAAAATGTCCTTTGCGCCCTCCGGCACCCGGATAATGTACTCCGCTCCATCGTACTCGTAGATTTTACGGATCTTCTTGTAGATATTTTCGATATGGAACTGCTTTTCCAGCTGTTCCGCTTCCCTTCTGATAGAGTGTTGCGTGCCTTTCATGGCTTCCATCCGGTGCTGTTTATTACGCTCCAGCACGAGATCATCATGCCGGCGTTTCAGGTCAAGCGGGAACATTACGCTCTCAAGCTGCATATTCATACCAGCTTTCTCAGCCATGTCCAAGTAGTCAGACCAATCCTGTGCAACTCTGAGAACAATGTGTCCATCGTATTTCCCGGTAACGCGCCTAGTCTGCTGGCGAAGGTACTTCAAGCTGCGTGTCATGCCGTATTTCTGCAAGGTATCGCACATTCCCATGACATCCTGAATCTGTTCGGTCATGGCAAGATGCTTGCAATCAATGGGCAGTCCCGCCTTTTTCCATGTCACCGCCCACTTTACGCGCTCGAATGACTTTTTCTGTCCTTGAGCAACTACGGCATTCAGTTCCTGACGGTTCAAACCGCCAAACACCCCGTAATAGGTTTTGGAGCTCAGCTTGATGCATCCAGCCGTCTTTGTTCCGTCCAGAATATCGGTCATAGCATCAAGCCAGCCTGTTTTCATCAGGCTTTCAGCCATCGGATATTTCAGTGTAGCTTCCCAGAAAATGATTTCCCAATAAAAGTTGAGGCCTTTATCCAGCTCCCGCAGCCATTCGGTGTGCATTACGCCGTGCAGGTCACGCTCCACCTTCTCCCCGTAGTCAGCAATAATCGTAGACTGCATATAGCCGCCGGGCGCAAGCAGAGCCGCGCTCAATCTTGAGTTCTGGCACATAACGTACTTTTGTTCCGTATAATGGTTCTGCCACCGTTTTTCCCAGCGCAGAATTTCTTTTCCGTCAGTCCACCAGATTCCCTCGGCGTAAATATTCATTTTTGCTTTTTGGTTGGCGAAACCAAAGTACACTGCATATTTTCGGAGCCAGACTCCGGTGCCCTGCTTTTTGCTCCAGACGAAAGTACGCTTTGCACACAGGCGCTTGGAGGAATACTGCGTGCCGCGCACATTCATCTTCTTCCCGCAGCACTTGCAGATTTCGGAACTCTTATGTTTGAGTTTCCTATCCGTGAGGGTGTATTCACCTCCGCAGCTGTCACACCGGATCTGCTGAGCGGGAATGTACTTGCCAACGCCGCCGGGCGTCACAACGAGTTTCTTTGTGTTGGTTGCCCAGAGATACACCGCATCGTAGCACTCGGTCAAAATCTGTTTTTTCAGGTCAACTTCGGCAGGTTCCGGCACTTTTTTGAACCACTTTTCAGTTTCCTCGGCCTGCTGGGCGTTTCGCTTGTCCAGCCGCTTGCGTGCACGCGCCGTAAGTGCGCCATCCACAACAGCCATCAGATTTTCCCGGTAGTCGTTGAAATAGTCATGCAGACGTTTGGAATCTTCGCTCGTTGCTGAAACATCTGCCCAGAAGAGGACTTTACCCGCCTTTTCCCAGATTCCTTTCGGGCTAAAGTCTTTCTTGAAGTTATTTTCAGGTTTCTTGCGCAATTCGCCAATCCAGTAATCACCGCAGAATCGCCATGTGACCACGGGATTCTTGCACTTATCCCAGACTGCTACCGTCAGGGTTTTGCCCTTGATGTACCGCCCTTGGCCTTTCCCTTCAGCAACCGACACGCATAGACGGGCATCCAGATTTGGCCGCACCGGTTTCGGCGTGTACAACACCAATTCTTCAGCTTTTTTCATTCAGCACCGCCTCCAAACTTTTTGCCGTATACTTTTTCCCCTGCAAAGCTTTCACTCCATCGATCTGTTGAACAATGCAAGCAAATTCGTTTTCTCCCCGGACGATGAAGCAGAGCCACTCGCCAAGTGCGCCAGCCAGCTCCTTACCCTGACCATACGCGATGTGGAACGGTCTCTTGAAGCAATCTTCGAATTTTTCTGCCGGATGCTCAAACGCATAATTTGCGTGCATAAGAAGGAACTCGTCTTCTTTCAGCCTGCGAAGCGGTACAATTTCGGTACAGCTACTCCGCGTCCGGTAGTCATCCTCATCGATATCACCGCCAGCTGCAATGGCCCAGAACTCGTTTTTCCCGTCCCAAGCATACCAGTTAAGGCAGTCCAGCGGATCCAGACAGTAATGGAAGCCCGTATTGGCGCATTTTGCCTTTTCGGTCTTGCTCACTTCGCCCGGCTGGTACTGATAGCTGCCATCGCCGAGCGTAGCAATCAGCCCCGGCTTGAATCCTTTGAATCCTAAAATCATCAGAGCCACCCATCCAAGGAAAGCTGCATATCGTCTTCCGCAGGCGTTTCCTTCTTCTTTTTTGCCGGCTTTTTCGCATCCGTTTTCTTTTCTGCTTTGGACGCAGGCCTGGTTGTGTGAGCTGGTGCCGCCTGCTTCGGAATATTAGGGGATGCATCTTCCGGTTTGACGGTGGCCGGAGCCTGCATCTCGGCTTCCGTAGGCGGTGCGCCAGTCAGTTTGATGTTCATGCTGAACGAAACCTCAGCATTCGGAAAGTAAAACTGCACGGCGCGGCGGTAGGTTTCGAGGTCGGACAGAACTTCGCCTGCGTTGTTGACAACAGCGGCGCAACATTCGGAGAACGTGCGCTGCGTGTTGCAGACGACCTCTGCGAACCGCGGCTCCTGGTCTACAAAGCCAAGCAGTGTCCGCAGAACATAACTCTGCACGCTCTTTGCGGCACGACCGCCCTTGAACAGCTTATCCTCAGCTTCCAGCTTTGCTTTTGCTTTAGCTCGCCAATCGACGAACTCAACTGTGGTTGTGGTGTGTGTGGTGGAATCCATATTGTCCTCCTATCAGAAAAAGCTAAGTTGCCCACCCTTGCCCTCGGAGAACACCGGTTCCTGTTCCGGCGCTCTTTGCGGCTTTTTAGCGGCTTTTGGCTTTTCCGTGTTCTTTGGTTTCTCGAGTTTTTTAGGGGCTTCAGGGGATTTTTGTGGTTCAGATTTTGGCGCATCTGCAACACGCTCTTTCCTTATCGGTTGAGTGACCAGTTCCATCTGCGCCATAAAGATTCGATATTGCCAAACCGGGATCCTGAGCATCGGCGTATACCAGACGTTCCCTTTGTCAACTGGAAGCAGCCCCCTTTTGTCATAAGACACAGACGGGCTTGCAAGCGTATCACCGATGACGACATACCCCGGCATTCCAAGCAGACTCATTTGCAGATAGCACATCATGCCCACGATGTAGTCAATGTCCTGCGCCACAAACAGCACATTCGTCTGATAATTGATGCCTTTCTTTCTGCATTCGTTTGCGAACGCCACCAGCAAGGCCCCAGCGCCGCAGGTCGGATCACAGACCGCAACCCATCCCCTATCTCCGATTTTCTGCTGGAATTCTTCTGTCGGGGTTGTCACAGCGGACATGACTTCGCAAATGTGATATGGCGTAAAGAATTGTCCCGAATGGCCGTTTCCAAGCCCCAAGCACATATACAACTCGCCAAGGAAGTCCTGTTCCGGGTTGTCCTCTAGTGCCACGACCAACAAGGCCAGCATTTCCGTAAATGCTTCCATTTCCGGCCGCGTGTATTTTCCTGCGATTGATAAGTACTGCTTCTCGCGTTCGTCAAAGTGGCTCTGATCTGTCGCATTGGACACCGCAATAGCACTCATGGTGATCCAATCGCTCCAGACCTGCCAGCGTGACCGACCATTGCTCGAAAACACTTCAAACTTTTTTACAAGTTCCTTCTGTGCTTCGCCCCGGACATGGCGAACATCACTCCCCATTGGAATCGCCCCCTTTGCCCTGCGGAACATCCTGTTTTTTGAACGGTCTTCTCTTTATTCGTCCAAGGCTGTCAGTAAGACCTAGAATGTTGTTTCCGCTCGGCGTTTCTCGGTCAACCCGATTTCCTTTATTTTTGATGTGAGTTTTTTCCCACTCTGCAAACGTTGTAACATGCTGCGCTGCTGCCTGATCGAGCAGGCGCTTAGCATAGCACCATGGGTGCTTCGCTTGGTGGCGCATCGCTTCTTCCAGCGTAGCAACCACCAAAGCGTCTTCCACCCCGGTTTCTCGCAAATCCCGAAATTCTGCTGCCATGTAGGGCGTAAGCATACTGTCGCATCCAGCCCAGACCCAGTAGCTTTCCGGGGTGTCATCAGGCGGGCCGGTTGATTTTTCTGTGTTTTCCTCAGTTGTGGATTCTTCAAAACCCATTCGGTTTTCTGGGTTTTCCTGATTTTCTTTTGATTTGCGAGGCCTGCCACCTCTGGCACCGTTTGCCCTATTGGCAGCGGCCTGACGCTCGTATGCTTCATTGGAAGCATCGATTTTGGCTTTTATCGCCGCCCAAACAAAGCGCTCATTCCCCAGAAACTTCGGTTCTGAACCAGTTTCCTTGTAATCCATCATAGCCCATAGAATTCGGCCCCGTTCCGCTTCATTGAACGGTTCTAGCAATGCTCTGTAATCCTTCACCCACAGTTTTATGTAATCATTCGCCACGCTCCACCTCCCCTTTCGGTTTTTGATTGAGCGAAAGCACTTTACATAGATGCCGATCCAGCTTGATGCCATAGATATGGTAATCAGCAAACAGGGCTTTTTCTCTGCGGTGCGCTTCTTCATGGTGCCGCCGACAAAGGGCTATCGCATTCAGCCCGACATGGACGATAGCTTCTCTATCTCGACCCATGCCCACGCGGTCAACATGGTGCACCTCTGCAGGCTGGTTGCAAATTGCACACCGGCGATTTTCAAGGCAAAGATACAGGTACTTGCCAATATCGTCCGTCTGGGTGAGCAGGCTGTCCTTTGTGGGCACTCCCCAATGGAAGCAAAACTGAATCAGGTATGTAATAAACTCTCGGGCCGTGGTCATATCGCAATTCGAAAGGGAGAACCACTCCCGCAGACAGCGGGAACAGAAATCCCATTCCAGATAAAGCCGAAGTTCTTCCGGCTCCTGCCCTGACCACAAAGAAATATCTCGGATAATAGCGAAAATCTTGCGGCGCTGGTCTGCGGAAATGGTTCGACCATCATCCAGACGGACTTCTACCCTCCGGGGGCGCTTCTGCGCCAGAAACCGGCTGATATCTACGTCGGGTTTCAGGACGAGCTTTCCGTTCTCCAGCTTCTCAATTTTCGCTGTCACAATCATGCGCGTTCTCCTTGTCCACATGGACGTGCATCGGAATATAAACGCTGTTTGCTTTCATATTCCGTGCCAAAAAGTCATTGCATTTCGCTTCTGACAGGTGATTTCTAAGCACCTGCAGTTCGTAGGCATACTGCCCAGCTATCTTTTTCTCTTGGATCTTGGCTTGTATATCTTCATCCCGGTAGTTCGATTCTATCAGGTAAAGGTCATAGCCGAGTGCCTGAATGCCATCCAAATTGTTGGTATCAGTGGCATAAATCACCTTGCCAGACGGAAAATGCACCTTATACCCACAGTTGGGTACGTTATGGGCTAGCATTACCGGAATCACATTGCACAGGCCGTACCCATACAACGTTCGCGGGGTCAGTACATCAATCTGACGCTCTGGCACCCCTGCGGCTATAAGTGGCGGTACTAACCAGCGGCAACACCCGAAGCGGAGTGTCGGTCGCTCACTGGCAAGCCGCTTGATGGTTCGCTTCTGGAAGTGATCTGAGTGGATATGCGTCAGAAGCACAAGCTTCAGTCTCGGAACATACGGCTCCAACGCCTTATACGGCACGCCGCAGTCTACCAGCACGAAATCTTCCAGAATCGTGGCGTTACCATCGCTGCCGGTGCTGATAATGTTGTACTTGACCATCAGAGTGCAGCCAAATCAACGGCTTCCTCAACGGCATCTGCTTCCGGCTCCGGCAGGTCCATCGTCTTGGCTGTTCGCTCAATTTTGGGCGGCTCCTGCTCACTCTGCCCGGCATCTGCATACTCCGCAGCTTCCGGCAACAGGCCACTGCCTGTGCTGTCCGGCATCATAACGCGCCCGTCCCGCTCATAAGCCGTGGTCATTTCGGCGGTCATGATGCCCCACTTGGAAATCAGCTGACGCAGCATTGTCTTTTTGGACATCGCGTCAAAATTCTTATACCAAAAGCTGGAGTACTTCCACAGTTCGTCCTGCGGGATTTCGCCGTTCAGCAGCTTCTTATATGCTGCTGCGCTGAACGCCTGACTGTACTTGTCCGCATGAGCCATCATCTGGTCTGCTGTCCAATACAGCGTTTTCTCAAAGCCGTTGATGTACTCGAAGTGTGCAATGTAACCCACCGTCGGCATTGCTGCACGCTTTTCAAAATCTTCGATAAAGTGCATCTCATGGAACCGTTCTTCAAACGGATCCCATCCGCTCAGTTCCCCGGCCTTGACCTCCAGCACATTCAGGCGCTTATATTGGCCAGTCCGCAGTGCCAACTGGATATAGCCCTTATACCCCAGCACAAACTGCGCCTTTACGCTTGCAGGCTCAATCACATTGCCCTGCCGGTCACGCTTCGCCTTGGACTTAAAGGGCACCAGATAGAACTGACCCAACTGGGGCGAAGGCTGCAAGAGCAGGCTTTCGCCCAAAAGGGCACCTGCCAAAATCGTGCCCGGGTTGCATTCCTGCAAGGCCGGATTGACAGCAACGGCGCTAGTGATATTGGCAATGAAGCGAGCGCCGCGCGCCGGATCGCCCAACGTGTTATTCACGAGATTTTTGTACATCGGAGTCTGGATTGCCTGCGAAAAGCGCATTTTCTGCGGCTGCATTGCTTTAGCCATTGTTATTTACCTCCTGATTCTCAATGCCAATGGAATCCATGTACTTCTGGATCTCATCGACTTTGTCATTTACGAAAGACTTCAGTTCCCGCAGCTGGGTCAAAGTGCCGCGGCACTGGAACGTGCGTCCCATAAAAGCAAACTTTGCGTTCATGACCTGTTCCGTGCTCTCCTTCTGGGAGTCCTCGGTCTCCTGCTCGTCCATAACGGGCGGTTCGGTGCCCATGACCTGAGGCGCAGACAGTTCTTCCTCTGCCGCATCCAGAACGGCCTTTTCTGCTTCTTGTGCCCGAAGCTGGGCTTCCAGACGCTGCTTGCGCTCGGCTTCTTCCCGGGCAATACGGTCTTTGCGCTGGCTCACGCTGTTAATGGCAACAGCCAAACTTCCGCACAGCTTATACTCGGCCATGATCTCCGGGGCATTTTCCATGCCGTTGATGCAGGCTACGTCAGCCGCAACCTTTTCCACATACTCCTTGACCTTGGCTTTCAGGGATTTCAGGCTTGCGGTCAACGTGACTGCAACGCCGACATCCTCATAGGTGACCCACTCAACGCCACTGGCCTTGACCATCTCAGCAAAGTAATCCTTGACCTTTTTTTCCTTGTCGGCTTTCAGTCCGGCTTCCACGTCCGTGATTTTGCCCTTCAGTGCTTCATCTGCCGGACCGTACACGTCCGTAACGCATTCTTTGTAAACCTCGTCGAAGTCCTCAAACGGCTGCATGATCTGCTTCTTCACGGCCATGCGCCGGACATCCAGATCCTTGCGGTCACGGTTCAGCGCCGCCCGGCGCTCCTTGACAACTTTGAGGGTTTCTTCCGTGCAGGCCAGCGAAAGCGCCTCCTTGACGGACTCCTGAGCCTGTGCTTTGATGCTGTGCAGCTGCTCCTTGATGATAGGAAGCTGCTGCACCACAATCAGACTATCTGCCAACGCCGTGGTCTGATTGGTGGTAGTAATTTCCTTTTCCATGTGTACCTCCTGATTCTCTGTATAGAAAAACGGCAGTAGGAACGCTCCTGACCGCCGCTTCGTACCTGTTGAAAAAATCAACCGATTGTGCTACAATATGGTTGTGTGTGGTGGAGACCTGCATTTTCCGGCTTGATGTTCCTGCATCAAGCGCCAACGGAATGTGTGGGTCTTTATCCATTTGTAGCGCGCTGGCCGTTCTGGTCAGCGCTTTTTTCGTGTGCGGCGAGTATATCCCACACCGAGAGCTGCCCTACAATCTGGCGCTCAGCGGTGATTTTAGGCTGTGTGGCAGTCCTGATTCTGCGGGGCTTTGCGGGTGCTCGGAGCCGTTTTCCGAACTCCTTGACGTAACACTTCGCGCCGTACCCCACTTCGATTGCCGCCGGATCTGTAATGACCCTGTGACACCGAGCGCACCTTGTCATTCTTCTTCTTTCCTCCAAAAAGCGCCTGCATCTGCAGTTCGTGCATCAGGCGGGACGCAATAATGATTGCACCAACAATAAGAATCCACTCCCCGCCAATTGCCCAGTAGCCGCGCCAGCGATATGTACTGGGCAGCTGCCACAAGGCCATAAGCCCACCGGAAATTACGCCGGCCAGCGTGTCCAGCAGTCCAACAATGACCCAGCCCATCACGGTCAAATGCCTTTCTTTGCGTTTCATTTCAGGTTTGCCCCCTTCATGTAGGTTTCGATCAGTGCCCACTTGCGAACATCCATCGGCTGGTGAACAGCATCTTCCAGTGCTTCTTCGGTTCCGCAGCGGTCACAAATCGTGATGCCCGGAACTTGACGGGAAAGAGCATTGCTGTGCAAGCGCATCTTCATGGTCTGCTTTCCGCATCGAGGGCACGGAAGTACCTGCGCCATTTCGGCGGCAGCATCCTGAACATCCCGATACGTTGCAAAAACTTCGTCCAGCAGCTTCTTCTCGGTGTGCATCTGAATCATTTGCGCCATCTTATGAAACATCCCTTTCTCCTTCCAGCAGCCCTACCATTGCGTTCCACACCTTGTCCGTGTAGGCTGTGCTATACGTGCCAGCAGACCAAGCCTTTTTGGCTCCGGTTGCGCCAAGGTTATAGGCCATCAGAGCGCAATTCACATTGCCCTCGTACTCGCTGAGATACATACCCAGCATATAGCACCCGGCCTGAATGTTCTGGCGGGCATCCAGCAGATCCGTTATGCCAAGTTCATCTTTAAGCCACCCGGCGTTGATGCTGTTTATCTGCATCAATCCATAATCCCCGGTAGAGCTGTGCGCCGCCGGGGTAAAGTCACTCTCGACCTGCATGACGGCATAAGCCAGTTCCAAGGGCACATCGTAGAGGTCGCACATTATCTCCGTGTAGGACTGTAGTTCCGCATCCAGCGGCACCTGATATGTAACCGGCTCATACGGAACCGGGTCCCGACGAACGCATTCAACCTGCTCGATCTCGGCCACCACCGGTACCGTAACCAGCGTTTCAACCGGCGGCTTCTGCTGGAAAGCGAACGCCGCGGCGATGTTTCCGACCACCAGAAGCTGCGCCGCTGCCGCCGCTGCCAGCGGCACGAGCGTTTGTGCTTTCATCCTCCTGCACCTCCCCCAAAAGACCAAAGCGTTTCATCGCATACCGCCGGGGCACCCGGCCGGGAAACGTGAGGTTTCCCCTTGCTTCCAGCTCCCGATTCATCTGCTGGATGTACTTATATGCCCGGGACTTGCCACAGCCAACCAGTTCCGCAACCTCTGCACAACCGATGAAATACGACTCTTTGCTCACGACTGCCGTCCTCCTTTCGAAAAACGCATATTGTTCATTGCCACATTCAGGTCGTTGGCCAAGCACATGATTTCGTCCCATTCGGCTTGCTCACTCTCAGCGATCTGGCCATCTGCGGCGATTTCTACCATTGCCTCCCGCTTTGCACAGAAGCGCTGAACCGCCGCCAGAACGCCCAGCACAGCTTCCGGCAGGTCTTTCAACTGGATCTCAGGCACGACCCGTTTGCCGAGATCTGATGTCAACCGCAGATGCTGCACGGCCAGATATGGGGCTTGATACACGTCACACATGGCGCTCGCTACATCGCTGGGCACTGGACGCTGGCTCTGCTCATAGTCCCGCAGGCTGTCAACCGACACGTTCAAAAGCTGCGATGCTTTTTCCTGCGTAAAACCAGCAGATTTCCGCGCATTTTTGTAAATATTCTGGCTTTCAATCGCCATTTTTTCACGCCGTCCTTTCTGGTATACTTGAGATGTAGGTTAGCTCCGGTACGCCACCCCGCTGATGTTCAGGCACTTTTCGATTGCGCCCTGGACGTTCTCGGACGGCACCAGCACACCATTGACGACTTGGCTGATATGCGAGCGAGAAAAGCCCGTTTCCTTTGCCAGTTCCGTAACGGTCATATCGTCATGGTCGATCATGGCCTTCTTGACAGCCACGCACCAATCCGGCATCGTAGTCTTTTTCATGCTTTTTCTCCTTCCTAACAAAGATTTATCTAACAAGTGTATTGAACACTTGTTAGATTTCTGATAAAATGAAAGAGCCAGTACCCACCATTCAACGCGTTCCCCTGTCGTTAAGCGAAGCTGTCATGGGAGCGGCGCTATAACTGCACAGCATCCAACTTGCGGCTGTTGTCCGCTATGCTTTGCAGCGGCGCTTGTCTTTAGGAGGTCAACGTTCATGGTTCGTATTGCGTGGTACGAATGAACCCCTTTGCTGAGAGGTTCTGGGGGAACGCGCTGAATGGTAAGCGCTGTACCCTTTCACTTAACATTTGTTCTGTACAAGTGTATTATAACGTCCCTTTAGGGATGTTTCAAGAGAAAACATAGCTTTAGGGATGTTTTTGTGAGGATACACAAAATGCAAACCGAAAATTTGTATGATTCTATTGCCCTTGCGGAAAACATCAAAATTCAGGCCAAGGCGCGCAAGATTCAGCTGAAGGATATGTTTGACGAGCTGGAACTTGGGCGCAATACGCTCTCCAATCTTCGACTTGGTAAAAAGATTTCCGCCGACAGTCTGGCGCGCATCGCCGACTACTTGGACTGCTCCATGGACTTCCTTATGGGACGCACCGTTGACCCCGCTGTGCAGCGTATGGAGTTAACAGATGAAGAACGCCAAAAGGTTACGGATTTCCTTCAGTTCATTCTGAGCCAGCGGAAATAATGCTCAGAGCCGCTCCGATGGCTCTATTTTGCGTTTTCTATTCTCCCGCATGGAATTTGCCGTCCGGCAGGATATGCGGCTCAAATCGCTTCTCTGTGGACGTTTGTTCGATTTGGTGAAATCAGCCATCAATGACGAAGTGCGCGCCCTCGGTGATAAGCACCGTACCGCGATGCTCGTCATTGACGATGGTTGTCCGTTTGCCGATGTACTCAGCTGGCAGTTCGCCCCGCTTCACTCGTTCAAGGTTGTACGGAGATGCTTCCCAACGTCCCTTATAGGACTCTGGGATCTTGCGCCACTCCGCTTTTGTGTAGTGACGCATCAGGTCTGCCCCCATTCTTCCTCATTCAGTTCCATCCAGCCGTAGGGGTCGCAGTACCACCAGCTGGATGCACCATCCTCGGTGAGCCGCACGATATCGGACACGCTCATGCTGTGGCCAGAGAAATCAACGGGTCGATTCGACCCATTGAAGAGTGCGAACAGGCGAAGAAGCATCCTGCACACTTCCGGGACAGACGGAATCTCACCGCCGTATACCCGGCGGTAGTTCTCCCGGTGGATGCCGCCCAGCTGTGCGGCCTGATCGGATGCCATGAACCGCAGTTTTACCTGCTCCATGGTGTCCTCTTTCAGCTGGTAGATCTCATACTTCATGTTGATTGTCCTTTCTGTGTCTTGAGGTCAAAAGTCTTTTTTGTATCTCGGATGCTGGGAAAGTTCATCCATGCGCTCAAGCGCAACACGCTGCCCTTCGGGGGACATGATTCTGAAATAGCGAAGAAGCTGCTGTTCCTCTCCGGACAAGCTGTTGTCCTCGTATTCCCCAACTTCCAACCAGCGAGCATCAACGCCCAAGGCATCGGCAAACTTTTTGATGGTCTCCGGCTTTGGATTTATGATATTTCGTTCGTACTGGCTAATAGTCTGCGGCGTTACGCCCATTTTCTCGGCCAGTTCCGCTTGTGTCACGCCTTGGCGTTCCCTCGCAATCTTGATTCTGCTGCCGGTGCTCTCTCCTAGCCCCATGGATGGAAGAAACGCGCCAACCGGCATTTCAAGTGCATCTGCTATTCTTTTTAGCATTTCGATTTTCGGAACGATCTTTCCCGACTCGTATTTCCGCACTGCCGAATCAGCCATGCTGCATTTTTCGGCAAGTTCTTTTTGCGTCAGCCCTCGAATCTTGCGCATCGCCTTGATTTGTTCACCTATCGACATTCTTGTCACCTCCTTTAGCTTGCGGTGTTGGTTCCCGCGACCATCTTCGTGATGCCACGAAAATGGTTTCGGCCCTTTCCTCGGGCCATCGTCAGGCGGGTTATTCTTTCCAGTTGCGGCCTGCACCAATCGATGCATCCCGGATGGAGAGGATTTTGTTCTTTCCTGTGCGAGTGCTGCGGAACTCCTGCATCGCTTCCCGAAAGGCATCGTCTTCAGCCAGTTCCCACGACTCAAAGTGGTAATACCGAATCTCGCCATCCTCGGCCTGATATTTAATTTCAATGTTCACGGCTCAAGCCCCCTCGATCTCCACGCACTTGATGCTGTTGCGAAGGTACTTTCGCCCCCGGAGTGCTTCGCAAGCGGCGCACAGGTCATCGACCTTGCACCGCAAGAGGATGTCCTCAATCTCGCTGCTCCCCTGCCGGTTATCGTATGCAGCCTTAACGACCGCTGCTCGGTCATCATCCAGCAGGATGGTCATGCTGGCTTCGCCTTCCTCGCCCTTCGCGCGGCTGTCGTAGGTGAAAATGACGTTCTTCATGGTTCAGTCCTCCCTCTTTAGTGTACCTTAATCAGCGTCCCGCTGTTCAGGATGTTCGGGTTGTATCGGCTTCCATTCTGTTCCACCGGGGGCTAGATATTCTGCCGTGTGATCGTTGACCGCCGAAACAAAGTCTTTTTGACAAGGCCAACGTGTTTCAAGGGCATTGATATTCATGTGGATATAACCATCAGTATGGCGCTTTTCTTCCAGCTGGCTAGCCGTCATGCGATAAATCGGGAAGCACTCGATATCAGTCTTTTTCATGGTAGAACCTCCTTGCCTTCGGCTTTCTGCTCGAGATCGAGCAGCTCATTGTAAATCCTTTCGGCCTCGTCGCTGGTCAGGTTGAACTGCTCGATCAGGTCAGGAAGGGCATCTGCCCGCCAGCCCCCTTCATAGAGAGAAGCTGCTGTGTACTGGGTGTCGTACTCCTCCTGTCCACCGCAGCGGAGACCATCGCGCCAGTTCTCGTAATCGGTCTCTGTCATGCTCAGCATCATCGTTCAACCCTCTTCAACGACCCATCCGGCACAATAGCCGGGATCGCGAAGCCTTGCCTTTGCAAGTGCTTCATCGAACGTCCGGGCACGAACCCGGACAGGCGGCAGGTCGCCGCCCACGATTTCCCATGTAGCCATGGGTGCTACAAATCTCTCCATGTTGTTTTTCCTTTCTGTCTAACAGGTGAATGAATCATTTGTTAGATATATTATAATCTCACAAAAGTGAGATATCAATACGATATTCTCATTTTTGTGAGATTCATGCTTTTGCACAAAAAGGTGGTGTTCTATTTGTTGTTTTGGGAACGTTTTTATCGGATGTGCGAAATCCGCGGAACAAAGCCAAATCCGCTTGCCAAAGAGCTTGGCATCTCATCTGGAGCCGTCACACGCTGGAAGAATGCAGAAGATCCTCCGTCTGGAAAAACGCTCATGCTGCTTGCGGACAAACTGGATTGTTCCGTTGACTACCTGCTTGGCCGCACCGATGATCCTGTTCTTCATCAATTGGATTCGTCCTCGTCATCAGCCATATAACGCGCGCCCGCGCGTGATGAAGACGATAGTCTTCATATCTTCTTATTCTTTTTCTTCTTCTTTTCTTAAGAAGATGGGTTTTTTCGGTTTTTAAAAAACCCAATGGGTTTTCACGTTTCACACACATTTAGAAAAATCGTCGATTTATCAAAAACTACTTTGCATCCAATTTTGATATTTGACCTTCAAATTTGACTTTTCGACCTTGAATTTCACTTTTATGTTCGTGTTTTTCAAAACCCATCAAAACCCAAAAAAAGCGAACTTAACCGAAAAAACCCATTCGGTTTTTTCGGTTTTTGAGAAAGGCGGGGTTTACACCCTGCCAGGAACCACCTTGGAGATAACGAGCCTCCCGGCGAATCGCTGAAACTTTTCCGGCGAGCGAAACAGCTTCTCGAAATAGGCTGCATCTTCCTCCCGCAGATCCGCGAAGTCCTCTGCCGAGAGCCCAACTACCAAGAACGTGCCGGCAATGATGTCGTAGGGCTTACCGTTCTTGTACAACGCCCGGTTCAGTTCAAGCCCGCAGCACTTGCCCTCCTCATTGCAGATCAGGCCGACCGGGCGGCGTTCATCCGGGTAAATCACCTCAATATAGCCGCCTACGAGGCTCTGCAGGCTTGCAAGTTCGTTGGCAACGTTAATGCGTTCCGGGGCTTTGCCCGGCTCAATTTTCAGTGCTTTCATGGCTTAATTCTCCTTTCTTGCTTTCAGCGGTTCGCCATTCCATGCCACGCAGTACGGGTGTGCATCCATATCAGTACCGTGCATCCAGCCGCCCTGCACAGCCATTGCGGCTTCCACCCGGTACGATTCCCGGGTGCGGCTCCGCTTGACATTCTTGTACAGAGCCCCGCCGTGGGACTTCTGGAACGCTTTGGCTTCATCCTCAGTCTTAAAAAACTTGTTGCAATACATAGTCAATCCTCCTGTGTTTCAAACGTGTTGGTTCCGGTCATGCTATTGTGGCTCAGTCCTCCTTTCTGTTCAGCTGGTACCCAGTGCCGCGATAGCTGATGATGTACCGGTAATCCGGCGTGCGGAATACCTCAATGCGGCTCTTATCCACGTTCTTGATGCCCAGTTTCCGGCGAATGAACGGAACGGCAATCTTGATGGTTTGGGCGTTGGTCATGTCCTTATTCTGGCGGCTCGGGCATTGTGCATAGCGGCGCATCCGTACCTTGCTGACGGCCTCTGCATCCGCTGCGGTGCCATAGAACTTTTTGTAATCGCCGTAACCATTCACTTCGTAGTACCGCTGGATGCTGATTTGCTCCAGCCGGTCATTCCAGATGGTGTCTGCGTGGTTCTCATCGGCATCCGGGGAAATGTGCTCCTTCTCAAGAACGCGACCAGCGATCAGTTCCACACCCTGCTTGTCCCATCCCTCGGTGAAGGTCCGGAGCAGGACGCGCACGACCTCAGCGCCATCCGTCAGGTCAATGTGGGCGATCTCGCCCTGACTGCCGCGCATCGTTGCGGTGTTGAAGTGATAGCCACGCTCCAGATACTTGTTCACTTCGGCTGTGAATACCTTGTTGATGTCTGCGAATTTCATAATCGGCTCCTCCTTATCGAACAATTGTACAACCAGCATATTTAAAGTTCTTTGCCGCCACTGTAACTTCAGACAGATGCTTTGCGAACTCCGCTACTCTCTCCGGGGTTGCTTCCGGGCAGCTAGCTGAAATGCAAATCTGCACCTTTTCCCCTGAAGCCAAGCCAACTTCGATGCACTCACCCAGCGCGTCAATCTGCTTTGTGAAATCATGCATTGCCCGGCTCAATTCACTGTACTTCACTGTTCTCATTGTCCTGTCCTCCATTGGCTCTTGCAATCTAACAAATGTTTGATTGTGATTATATAATAATCCAACACTTGTTAGAGGACAAGACCGCAAAGCAAACATTTGTTAGATTTCAGCACCGTGCACAAGATTCTTAGAAGAAAGCTGGTAAAACGTATGACGGTTACAGTACAACGCATCGTCGATTTGACTGAACACTATGGCACATCAGGCGCTTTTATAGCGCGCCTATGTGGAAAGAGCCGTTCTCTAATTGCAGGTTGGAAAGACGGCAAAGCCGCCCCTACCGACTCGGACCTAGCAGCCATTGCAAACCTTTATGGGGTATCTGTCGCCTATCTTCGCGGAGAGGTAGACGTGCCGGAGTCAAGTGTTAAGAACGCCTTACAGCAGCAGCTTTTAGACAGCGTTCAGAACCTGGCCGATGATGAAATGCTAAAGGTTATAGAATACGTTCGCTTCCTGAAATTTCTGGATGCAGAACAAAAGGCAGACCCCCAATAAGGGAGCCTGCCCATGCTGAAGGATGCGTTACTGCTCCTTCAGCTGCCCGATGTACTCAAGCACCTGCCGGATCTGTTCAGGGGGTAAATCCTTGATTTCGTCCCGCAGAACTTCATCCAGCACTTCTCCGTGCTTCGGGTGTTCATCCGATGCTGCCATGTGCCATCACTCCTTCCCGGCTTACAGATAGGCCATTGAAAGAGTATGACATCTGTACTTTGCATTTCCAGCTTTTGGAAACATATACCAATGCTCGTGATAAAATAACAGGAAAGGTTATGGTGTGATATGGGATTCAGGTATAGAAAAAGCATTCGGCTTGGTGGTGGGTTCCGCATCAATATTTCTGGTAGCGGTGTTGGATACTCATGGGGTGTTCCCGGGTATCGAATCACCAAAACAGCGAACGGAAAAATCCGGCAAACCGCCTCCATCCCGGGAACCGGACTGAGTTATTCGACCGAGGAATCCATTTATAAATCTGCACGAAAAAGCGCTCTAAAAGAAGAACCATATACAGATACGGAAGTTATTCAATCTACCGACCGCGCAGACTATAAAGATTCCGACTTCAAGGCGCTTATGAAGCGAATCAACCGGGTTTGCTTTCTCAATAAAGCCTCACTTATCGTTGGGGCTATCGGCCTGCTCGCTTTCATCGTTCTTCATACACCGCAGCGGCTTTTCCTGACCATTTTATCATTCATCGTATTTCTCTATGCCCACTATATTGCCCCTGTAAATTTGGAATACGACTTCACCGATGAACAGTTTGATGCCTACGAAGAATGGTATAACGCCTGGCGTAAATTATTTGCCTGTGATGCCGTTTTCTATGTACCCGAAACCCACACCAACAGCAGCGCAAAAAAGAATGGCGGTGCCGAGAAAACCGTATCCGAAGAAAAAGCTCTCGGAATGCCTGCACTCCCCTATTTTCTCAGAACAAATGTGCCTGTTTTTTCGGCCGCTCTGAATAAGAAGGAGTCCATTTATATTTTCCCGGATAAGGTGCTCTATCTCCACAATAGCAAAATCAGCGCATACGACCTTTCGGAGGTCTCTTTCGATGTCGATTCTGTCAACTGTGTCACGGATCAGGAGCATCTACCGGCGGATAGCAAGGTGGTCAAAGAAACTTGGCTCCGAGTAAACGCCGATGGTTCTCCTGACCGGCGCTATAAGAACAACAAAAAATGCCTTGTTTGCGAATATGGCAGACTGCGAATCCGCTCTGACAGCGGACTGAATATTTATTTTCTGCTTAGCAATTCCGACAACGTAGACCAGTTCAAGGCAATTCTTCCGCAATAAAAAAAGACCCCGGCCATTATAAAAATGGTCGGGGATTTATAAACTCTTCAGGAGGTACATTCGATGCCCTGCTATAAAGACGAAAAAACGGGAACTTGGTATTGCCAGTTTCGATATACTGATTTCACCGGAGCGCAGAAGCAAAAGCGCAAGCGCGGCTTCAAAACCCGCCGCGAAGCGCAGGAGTGGGAGCGGGAATTTCATCTGCAGAAAGCCAAAAGCTGTGATATGACACTTGCCAGCTTTGTGGAGTTATACTTCAACGACCGGGAGCATCATGTCCGTGACACCACAATGGACACTAAGCGAAATATTTTTGACACCAAAATTGTTCCGCTTCTCGGAAACCGGAAAATGAACGAAATCACAGCCCTGGACATTCGAGACTGGCAACAGCGGGTCAAGGAGATGGGCGAAGCCACTGGTCTGCCTTATGCGGAAACGTATCTCTATACCATTCATGCACAGTTGACTGCCCTCTTTAACTATGCCCAGACATTCTACGGTCTGCAATTCAATCCGTGCGATGCGGCCGGCTATATGGGTTCCTCCGTTGCTGGGGAAATGCTTATCATAACGAAAGACCAGTATGAAATTTTGCGGAAGGAATTCCGCAATGAAGCCTATCTCCTGGCATTTGACATTCTGTTTTGGACAGGATGCCGCGAAGGTGAAATGCTGGCATTGTTGCCGAAAGACCTGACCGATGATGACCAGCTGCGAATCTATAAAACCTACCATCGGAAAAAGGGTCAAGACATTCTCGGCCCCACCAAGAACAGCAAAAAGGGTGGCAACAGGAATGTGCCTATCCCCCATTGGCTGGCAGAAGAATTCCGTACCTACTGTTCTAAGCTATACGGCCTGACCCCAGATGATCGGGTATTTTACATGACCTGTACAGCCCTCAACAAAGAACTGACCCGCTGCACCCAGCTAACCTATCTGCCGGATATTCGCGTCCATGATCTTAGACACAGCCATGTTTCTCTCTGTATCGAACTTGGGTATTCTATTGTTCTGGTGGCCAAGCGAATCGGGGACACCGTTCCCGTTGTCATGCGGACATACGCCCATCTGTACCCCAATAAGCAGCGGGAACTCGTGTCAAGACTAGAAACCCTCAGTATTCCCTCTTCCTTCGATGAAGAATCCGATTTGATGCCACTCGGCTAG